TGAAACTACCCGATATGGTGCTCGACGCCTCTTTTGCGGTGGTGCCAGTGATACCCATTTCTTGCTGTGTCTTGTGTATAGCCTCGATCAGCTTGTCAAACGGTACGTCTTTGACGTTTTCGGCGGTAGCCTTGAAAGCAGTGCCCATAACACCGCTTTCGTTGACGAGACGTGCCATTTCGCCAGCCGTACCACCGTAGCCCAGCTTGAGGTTGTCAAGCATAGTAAAGTTGTCTTTTGCAAAACCTTGATAGGCGTTTTGTATCAGCGATACGTCTGTGCCCATTTTGTTAGCGTTGTCGGACATATCGACGACCGCCTGATTTGCGACCTCGCTAGCCCGTGCAGTATCGCCACCGAGACCCTGTAGCAGGCTTGCAGAGAAAGACGTTACGGTAGACATATAGGCATTTGCCGATAGTCCTGCCGTCTTATATGCCTCGTTTGCATATTGCTGTACTTGTTTCGAGCTGTCCTTAAAAAGCGTCTCTACACCACCGACAAGTTGCTCGTAGTCTGCAAACGCCTTGACGCTGTCTTTGACAACGTCGACAAACGCAGACGCCAGCCCCTTGATAGCACTGCCGATCGCTTTTACACCCCCGATAATTGCCTCACTAGCTAGGTTTGCTTTGAGTACGTCGCCGAAAATAGAGGCTTTTTTGCCCGTGCCGTCCATTTCAGAGCCGAGACTGCCCGTTTCTTTGCTCGTGCCTGCTAGTTGGCTCTCCATTTTGTTGAGGTTTGCCGTCGCATTGTTGATCTGTATCTGTAGACGCTTGCTACTTTCGGACGTTTCGCCGTTTTTGGCGTTGCTGTCTGCCAGTACCTTGTTTAGGTCGGTAAGTTTTGCACGTTGGTCGGCGATCGCCTTGCTTAAAGCCTCTTTTTTGGCTTTGTCGGCGTCGCTAGCAGAGGCAGACTTGTCGGTAGACGTCGCCATAACTTTCATTTCAGACGACATAAGTCGCATATCGCTAGTGATGTCTTTTAGAGCCTTGCGGTAGTCGCTCTCACCTGTAAGTTTTATGCTACCGCCGAAACTGTTAGCCATAATTACGCTACCTCTTTCTCAAACTCTAGTAGACGGTGGTAGTACTTGGTATCAGTGTCGTAGGTGTCTTGCCCTCGACCCTTGTATACCCAGCCTGCGTCGATAAAAGCCTGCTTTATTTGTGTTGATAATACTAAAAAGTCGCCTTTGCTGTATATGTCGACGTCCCACGCCTCGACATACTCTAGCGGTACGTTGTCCCCAGACAAGCCGACACCCTCGTTAGTCGGCGAGTAAACCGCAAAGGTGTCGGCTTGTCCGTCAAAGTGCAACAGTGCAATAGGCAGAGCGTTACCGCCTACCGTGATTGTCTCTAGTATCGTTTTAACTTGGTCGTTCATTATGATAACCCCTTAAAAAGTCGAGGTTCTATACGACGCATAGCACTCTCGATCGCAGTTTTGTCGAAACTTTTGCGAAAGAAAGGTCGCTTTGCCTCACCTCTTTTTGTACCTCTGTCTCGGGCACTAGCGATAAGCGGTACGGGTACCCCTTTGTCGTTGTAGCCACTGAAACCCACTTTTACAGCGATACCGTCGTCAGACGGGGTCTTGTAAACTCGGGTCTTGCGTAAACCTTGCTCTAGGCTACGGGTCGTCTTAAAAGACGCTCGCATATTTGATCGCATATTTCGCAGTACCACTTCGGCACCTGCGTCGACCATTTCGCCGAAAACTTTGTCGCCGTCGAGCTGTAGTCGCTCCATTTGTTGCACGATGTCGTTGCCGACCTCTACGTCAAAACGTGCCATACTACTGCTCTACCTTTCGTACCTGTAGCTCGATCAAGCCCGTGGTCTTAGTCTCGGCGTCGTTGATATACGTGATCACCCAGTCGGCACCGTCAAAACGTACGATGTCTTTCTGGCGGTCAATTACGGCTGTAGTAGGTGCCCGAAACTCAAGACCGACTGTAGCGTCCTCGAAGTTCGACCCACTTTGTATGATCGTATAGCCACGGGTACCGCTTGCTTTTGCCCACGCCTTGCAGACGACAGCCTCGGTAACGGTATCAAACCCATTGTCGCCCGTACTTTTGGTACGTCGCACAATACTGATACGTCGATTATAGTCGCCTGCATTTTTCATAGAAAGTTTACCCTGTGCATACCGAGTATGCTATCAAGCACTGCCTCGACCTGCCCTTTGTCAGTGTAAAAAGTGCGGTTGTCGTACTGATTTTGCACGAGCACGCAGATCGCCGTTACAAACTCTGGCTTACTGTCGAGCGTTGTAACGTCGCTTTCGTCGACGGTGGTAGTTTCTGCGTCGTCGGCTGGTGCCGTTGCAGGCAAGCCAGTGTAGGACGTCAGAAAGCCCTTTGCAGACGAGAGCATAGTACCGAGTTCGTCGGTCAGCTCTGTGTCTGGGTCGTCGACACGTAGGTAGCTAGCAAGGTAGGCGGTTGTGATGTCGCTTACTTTTGTTATAACTGCCATAGTGTTGTTGTCCCTTTCTGGCTATGCTAGCCACTCGTCTGCCTCGGCTTGTTGTTGCCGTAGCTCTGCGTAGCTAGTGCCCTTTACTTTTATGTCGTGGTAGTTCTGAAAATGCTTGTAGAGCCGATACCACTTGCCGAAAGTCATACGCCCTACTTCTTTGACGGTGTAACCTAGTTGCGTATGTCCGACGTATTCTATCCACGAGAAGTCGAGGCTACCGTCGTCGTCCTCGTGGACTACTCGTTTTTTGAGGTATCGTCGCCAGTGTCAGTAGCCGAGGCGATTGCCCCTTGCATAGCTCTCTGCACTTCACCCTTGCCCCACGTGGTGATCAAGCGACCGACTTGTCGCTCTGTGAAAGGTACTTTTTTCTTGTCGGCAGGTAGATCGTCGTTTTCGATCTCGACACCCTCGTTTAACATAAACGTAAACCCTTTGATGAAAGCCTGCATATCAGGCTCGCCACCTCTGGTCGGGTTTTTGTCGTCGTCCTCTAGCAACTCTACCCACGCCGAAACGCTACCGTACTCTTTTTGTAGCTGTGCCATTACGTTGAGGTTGAAAGCTATAGTAGCTTGTTTTGCACCCTCGCCGATCTTAAATAGTTTCTCTTGCATTTTTTTTACTCGCCTTTCGCTTGCTAGATTTAGCTTTACTCGCCACGGCTTGATCGTCTAGCATTTCGACCTTGCCCTGCTCGATAAGCTCGGTAGCGTAGGCGTCGTCAAACTCGGCTAGTGCACCCTTAACACGGGTAAACTGGCGTCGGTCGATAAAGCCTACGACTACTCGAACTTTCATATTACGCTACCCCGAAACACGTATCTAGGTAGTCTGTAGCCTCTGCTAGAGTGTCGAAAGTGTTGGTCTTAGACCACGTACCGTCGGCAAACGTAGAGGCGTCGCCCTCAAGAGTAACTGTACCGAAAGTAACACTGTCAGCTTTCGTAGTTTCTTCTTGGTTTGGCTCCTTAAACTTCACCTTGCAGATAAACTCTGCTTTGTATTTCTGTACACCGCCTACGATCTTGGTGATCACTCGACCGAGACCGACGTAAGGTGCGATGTCGTCAGAGTTGCGTACAACTTCGCCTGTAACGGCGTCAGGTGTACGACCTAGCAATACAGCTAGTACGTCCTGTCGATCGTCGTCTACTTCCATTGAAACACTTGCCGAGCTAAAAGTACTGTCGCTTTCTGCGAGTACGTTGTCAGCGTAAAGTTTTGCGTCGTTGTTGTTGACGCTTACCGAACACTTGACACCCTTACCAGCAGAGGCAGGCGTACCGTAAGTTTCGCCCGTAAGCACGGCATATCGTATGCCTTGTAGTCCTGTTTTTGCCATAACTACTTACTGCCTTTCTTTGCATTAGTTTTGTCATTTTCGCCAGTTGTAGGCTCTTTATCAGCCTCGCCGTCGGTCTGGTCGCCACCGTCAGCGTTTGCGGTTTGCTCGTCGTCAGACACTACCTCGCCACTGTCTGCCTCGCCCTCGCCTGCCTCGTCGACCGTTTCTGGTACGACTGGGGCAGGTGGGGTTGTGGTAGCAGGGGTTGAGGTAGTAGCTGGGGCTGGTGCGGTCGAGCCTTTTACGGCGTCGGCTTTACCAGCCTTGACGAGCACCTTGCCGAACTTGTCGGCGACTTCGTACTCTCGACCAGTCCTGAAACTGGTACCCTGTCCGAAAAAGTTGCTCTTTGCTACTACTTTCATATTAGACCCCTACTAAGCCGACTTAACTTTAAGCACTGCAAGTTTTTGGTGATCTTCGACTTCTGCGTCAGCCTCAAGCCACGCAACGACGCCAGTAGCGTGCTGTGTAGCAAACTTCTCACGCAAGACGTTGATTTCAAGTTCTTCGCTCCATTTTAGAGCAACACCTGAAAAATCACCGAAAGCGATCACATCTTCACCGTCTGCAACTTCTGGCATTTTGTCAGAAACGTATGCAGGGTAGCCCAAAATCTTACCGTCAAACTCGCCCGTCAAGTCCTCGGTAAAGAGGTATCGACCGTTGTCGTCTTTCAGTTTTTCGATTGCAGACTTTGTCTCGGTTGCCATAACCCAGATCGCACCCTTACGAAACGCCTGCTTGACAGAGTTTTTAAGGTCGATAAGGTCGTCAGCGTCGACAACACTAGCTACAGCAGTTTCACGTACACGACTTGCGTCAAGACCTGAAAGACCTGCCATTTTGCCAGTAGTACCGATCAAGATTTCGCCCTCTAAGAAACGAGAAACCTCGTAAGAGATACGCTTGATAACGAAGTCGACAAGGTTTACGTCGGTGTTGTTGATC